CATTCCCAAAATTACTTACAGAATATTTTTCATAATTTTTTATTTTTACATATATTTCTTTCATAATTGCCAAGGAAAATCAGTATTAATTGTTATTTCTTTTGACTGTAATTCCACTAATTGCAAAGGCTCGACAAACTCTTTAAAATTAGCCTCAACATTCGCTACTAATTTACTAAATCTAAGTGTTAATTGAGCCGTTTCACTTTCATTTATTGTTTCTCTATTTTCAGAAGTGATTTTGTGAATCCCATTTTCTCCAATTTTATAACCGCCTAATTCAACATACAATTCCGAAGTCTTATAAGATAATAAATCTTTAACATATTCGTTGAAAATAGTTAGATAATTTCCATCCAAAGTATCTGCAACAAAGTCATCATAAATCTTTGTGTATAAATTTAAACCCAAAAACGATTTCAAATAAGTTGTTTGAGCCATAAAAATCATGGGTCTGATGCTGTCTTGGTCTATGTTTCCGTTTAGCGTGGTTAATCCAATAACATCGCTTGGTTCAATCATTAAAGTTATTTCACTCATGCTAATTCTTTTAATGGGTTACCTAATAATCTAATAGCTTGTTCTCTGTTATAACCATAAATCAAATCAAAAATAGCAATTGCACTTTCGTAACTTGTTATGCCTTGACTATATGAATTTTGCACCTCCAACAAAGCCTGAACTCCGCCAACGCTACCTTTTAAGTTCGCTTGTGCCGTTAGTGTTTCTTGGTTTAAACTTGGTGAGGTTACAACTCCTTCAGTTTCTTCCACACCCTCCACTTCTGCGTCTTCAAAGTCTTTGAAGTACAAATCAAAAGCTGGGTCGATTGTTTTAAATATTTTATTCAAGTCATCCAACAAAACCTCTCTGTCGGGATTTATTACTCTTCTGTAAACGCTTTTGGTTGCAACAACTATTTCATCTGCATTGCTTGAAAAGCCAGTCTTAGAACCAGCCAATAATATTTCGGGATATGAGTGTGCAATTAGTATCTTTTTTTCTGCCTCTTCTGTATAATTTACATAAGTACCGTTCACATTCGGAGGGTCTATATTATCTACAATAATGGCGTTTTCTGGTCTTGAATTAATCGATACTATTAACCTTTGCCCATCAATACCACTTAATGAATCTTTTATATTTTGTGTTAAAACAGATTTCTGTTCAAGTGTTAAACCAGCTCCACCAACCCAGTTTATTATCTTTTGCCCACTAAAACCAGTACCTACATCTTTATAAGAGTGTTGAGCCAAAGCCCCCTCATTTTGAGCCCACCTAAGTGCCGAATACCAATTTGGTCGTGCAAATAACGGTTCATTGCTAGGTCTTTTAATTATAAGCATTGAAACATCCCCTTGTGGGGCTTCTCCATCAAATTTTGGGTAAAATTGAGGCACATATTTGTATTTTTTATTCCAATCATACGAATACCAATAGCCTGTCACATTCATGGCTATATCTAAGTTTAATCCAGTATTCATAATTGGAATATGGTAAATTTTCGCAGGTTTGCCGTTATACCATATAATTTGTAAGGCACATTGACCTTGTATTTTATAATCTAAGGCTATTAAACGCAAGTCTTGAGCGTTTATATATTGCTTTGGGTTTAATCCATTGTAGGAATAAAGCCCCTCGCCAATCATAAGATTGACTATATCATTGATACAAGCAGAATTTGTTACCGAATCTTCATAAGCATCGGCAAACATTTTATAATTCTCATTATTATTACCATTCAATGTATATTTCGTACCAATAGAAGCCTCTTTTATTGTAGGCATATAGGCACTAAATGTCATCAAATTTAGGCTTTGCTCTTGAATCTTTGTGTTCTTTGTGTCGATGGCGTGTAATTTTGAATGTTAGTGTCCTCTTTTACAACTAATAATTTGCCAAAATAAATAGTTTGGCTTTCGGTATCATTATAAATTTCAAGTTGGTATTTATTCCCAGCCTTAAAATCGGTTTGTGTATCAAAAGAAAATACCAACCGCCCTTTGCTTTCGCTCCAAACAATTGGTATTTCAATTAGCAAATTAGAAAATTCGTTTCTTAATTTTAAAATCAAGTTATCGCCAACTGTAGGTGCAGTCCTTACAACCGCACCTAATTCAATTGGTTTATTTAATTCTAAAATCTTCATTAAGCATAAGCAACAATAGCGGCGTTATACTCTGTTATGGCTGTTCCAGTCAAATGTGGAGCTTTGTTTGGTTCGCTTGTATTCAAAGTGAATAAAAACCCTTGAGCATCGGTACTTTCAACGGTTGTCATTATATGAGCACCATTGGTTATACCAGCTACAATAATCAAACCATCGTGAGTTTCAAAAAACACATTCCAAATTCCATTCTCCAAGGCTTTTGCATCGGCGATATTTTTAACTCTATCGCAATACAATAAGGCAAAAGTACCAACTCCCTCATTTGAGCCTGTGTTTGTTACCAAATCCCTTGTCCAAGTTTCAATGAAATTGTCCGCCGTGTTTTTAACCTCGAATCTGTGAATTTCAGTCAAAGCAACTGGCAAAGAACTAACCACACCAGCGGTTGCTGTTATTAAATTTCCAGTGTCAAAGGCTGAGAATGAAATGGCTCGGTAGCCTTTCATTTTTACTGAGCCAGTCTTTTTACGACTGGCTGTTAATACTTCTGTTCCGCAAGGCATATCTTTATATTTTTAATTGTTAATATTAACCTATGTAAAGTACATTATACTTTTGATTAGCCACATGAGTTTCAGCAGTCATTACGGCATCAATAAAGAAGTCTTTTCGTGGACTTGCGTGTTTTTCAACTTGTAAAAAGTTAATATCACTTGTTAAGTCAGTCAACCAAAAGAAACGCTCTCTTGAACCAACGATAACTACATTTGAACTTGCAAAAGGTACAAACTCGATTTTAATACCATTGAATCCATAACTACCATCAGCATTTACCATGAAAGCATCTTTGAAATTAGCTACATTGTTGTTAAAAATGTTGATTAATTGTTTATGCTTAAATGGAGCGTAAATGATAATTTCAACGCCCTCATTTTGACTATTCAAAGTTACTTCAGGAATTGCAGCATAAATTTTATCATACTCAGCCTTTATATTTGAAGCATCGATTGTAGTACCAGCAACTTTTACTCTCGCCCCTACTCCAAGCGTGGCACTTGCATTACTATTGTTATAAAGCATTTTAGCAATAATTCCATCGTAAAGTCCAGAAACATTGCCCTCCGCCTCGCCAATGGTTAAACCAGCTACGAATGTTTGCTCTGCAGTTCCGATTGAAGTTTGTCCAGCCCCCGGTGTTAAACCAGCAATAGCACTTTTGGTAGCAGTTTTAACATTATTCCAAAAATTGTACTCTGAATTTAAAGCAATTTTTTTAGCATAAATACCACCAATTACGATTCTCTCAAATTCACTAGATAACATATTCCATGCACCAGCTTGGATTGAAGTGTTAAATCTTGAATTTCTTAAAACATTATAGTCAAAGTCTTTATAATACTCAATTTGAACTGGACTAATGATTGTATCAAAAGCGTTTAAGTTTCCTTTTGAAGTCGGACTGCCAGTTGTAACCAATGCTTGTTGTACAACGGTTGCACCAGCTTCGGTAAAAATAGTGTTTGCTTTCACATTATCAGCAAAAGTTACTAATCCTTTGCTAATTGTGTTATTTTGGAATAAAATTTCCTCGATTACAGGTTCTGAGGCTTTGCCTCTAAAATCTATGGGTGTGTATGTAATTGCCATTTTTTATTTATTTGTTTTTAGTTTATTAATTTCGTTTGTTAATGTTTCTATTTGAGTTTGAGTTAAATTTTCATTGCAATAATCTTCAATTGATTTAATGCCTTTTGCTTTTAAAAAATGTTCGTATGTAACACCCTCTTCAAAGGGATTTACAAATGGTTCGGTTTCGTTTGTTTTTTTCATGAATATAAAGATTTTTGGTATCTATGTTTTTCAAGGGCAGTCATTTGTTCAAATGGTTTTGCTACATCTACTATCGGAGTTATTTTCTTAGCCTCGATTATTTCAGATTGCATTTTAGTAACGCCCTCTTTTAGCTTTGTGATTTCAGCTTTCAAATCAGCATTTTCCAATTCCAATTCTGCTACTTTTTTAGACCAATCTTCTTTTGGATCTTCAACTTCCATTTCAACTTCATCCTCTTTTTTAGGCTCATCTTTTTCAATTTCGGCAATTTCTTTAATTGCACCCATATCATCGGTCATGTATTTTTTGCCCTCAAATTCAAATTCTGCGTTTGCTTGAGGTTCGCCGTCTGCATTGGTTACGATTGCAC